TGCTGATGGACCCTTTAGATTTCATACTGATAATGATGAACAGGCTTCTATTTTAAAATTAACGGACTTAGAATGGCATCCTGCTCGCGCAATTGATGAGTCTCCTGCGGGCTATGGTGAAGTAAATTTCTTGAATGATTCAACTGGGCTTTCTTCAACATCTCAATGGGGTAAAGCGATGAATTCGGCAGATGGTTCCCCACTATCTGGTGATTCTGGTAATCCTATAATGATGATTCTAAAAGGTGAAGCTGTTCTGATTTCTATGTTTACTGATGCTGATTCAGGTCCTTTCCTAGGTCAAGAAAGAAACATTGATGCTGTAAATTCATTAATATCTGATGTTGATATTTTGGAATACAATGAAACTATGGGCGCTGTTACAAGTTTTGATTTTGAAAATCGCACATATACAAAAGATTCTAGTTTGATAAACGGTAGATCTAGTTATAGTGGTTCAGACCCAGATAATAATCTTGCTTGGAACATTTCTTGGAACGGTTCTGCTTGGCGTAATAATGTAGAACAAATTTATCAATTTACTGTTTCAGGGTTTACTGGAGATAATGAACACTTAAATGGTATATATCAAGGTGATACTGGTGGCTATGGTCAAATAAGCTCAAATAGTTCCCCATCCACCACATTTGGTTTTATTGATAGAGAAGATATCGCTGCTGGACAAGAAGATGATTTTAGTATAGTATTTTATTATTATAATATTTTAGACGGTAATGATAATGAGCCTGGTGCAGGAGATGTAGTAACAAATGGTATAACTAGAAATGATAGTAATCCTACAATACTTCCTATATATCATAGTTCATTTAATGTAGTAACAAATAGTTTTCATTCTGGTATAACTTTTTCAGATTTTAAAGGAGCAAGTATATCAACCACTGCAGGGACGGTTCTAAATAATGGCATTGATACATCTTACCCGTGGCAAAAAAATAATTATTATGAAACTCATACTTCAGCTGAAGACGCCATCTCATCTCTTTTTACATCTGTAACATCAACGCCTACTTTTGTTACAGGAAATAATCTAACACAATTTGATTTAAAATCAGAGAATGAGATTGAGATTTTTACACCACTTAAGGCTATACAGGGTGTAGATACATCATTTACAGCTGCTGATGGTTATTCAACTACACCGAATAATTATACTTCTAGTCACCCAGATTGGGAAGGAATACCTTTCGTAGATTCAAGTCCTCAAGACCTAGATCAATGGATTAACGATCCATCAAGTGGTAGAATTTCTTGCACTGGATTATCTAAAAATATTAGAACAGCAAGCCCTATTAGTGCAAGAGTTGGTGATATTGTCAAAGCTTCAATAGAATTTGATTTAACAACAAGTATTCCATTCTATGATAATGAAAAAACACATAACACTACCCGTTTAAGAAATTGGACTATTTATGAATACGATAGTGACGATAATAGACAGGGATATAAAATATATTATATAGATAGTGAATGGAACACTGCTGGAAATGGTACTCCAAGTGAACAAGTAACTTTTACTGGATTACAAAATGCATTTAATGATGGTTCACAATGGAGAATATCTGCAGAAAACGCCAATAGCACTGGTACCTTTACATGTATAATCGTTCGTCAGTCCGATGGAGTGATAAAGAAATGTGTTGGTGTTGCCACCGGTTCAAAATTAGCGAATGATACACTTTGGACTGTTACCGATGTAACTGGACAAGTGTGGTATGATTCTGAGAAAACATTTATACTATCTTTGGTAGATATCGACAAATACCCTGATACTGATGAAACAATATTCAATCACTCTAATCTTTCATTCTTGGTTAAATTTGAAGATGATAGCACATCACACGACCCTATAACAAGACTTATTAAAAGAACGAATGATTCACCCGATGATCTTATAGGCACACTTGATCTTAGTTCAATTTCTGGTAATCGTCTTAAATTAGAACTTGAAATTGATGTTAAATCTTCTGCGGCTTTAACCACGGTTAAAGTTTCATACGAAAATATTACAGAGAGTGATGATATTGGTGCACCAATAACCATAACTGGTGTGGATTCAGATTTCTATAATTCACTCGTCTCTAGTGATGCAAAGATAAAAATGAATCTTCAAGCTGGAGAATCAACAGATTTGGATACTGGAACGATCAATGTCTATGATGCATCTATTAAGAATTTAATAAGTTTTAATACAGAAGAGATTGCACAATTATCAAACAATTACGGTGATATTGTAGAAGTGACTGGAGGTACCTATGATACTTCTGCAACACACATAGAGATTGATAATTTGGATGGCACTCTTTTGAATGGCAAATATAAATTGATTTATAAATCATCTAATAAATTAAAGTTCAAAAAATCTAGTTCTGATGTTTTAGATACCTTATCGGCCAGAGTTAGATTGAGTGTATTAGACACATATATGGCTCCTTCTAAATATAAAAAATATTCAGAAAATATTCAGCAGATTAAAGATAAATTTTCTTAACAACAATTCTTCATTATGAAAAAAGATAAAACAGAAATGATGGCTGCACTGCAGTCACATCTTCCAGCGAAGTTGGAAGAGATAAAGATGGAGGTTGCTCAACACGAAATTGTAGCTGATACTGAAGAAGATTATAATTATTCTAGAGATAAGATCAAAGAACTTATCGCAAAGGCTGAAGAAGCAATAGATACTATGATGGCTTTATCACAAGAGACTGAACACCCTAGAGCCTTCGAAGTTCTTTCGGGTATGTTTAAGACCACTAGTGATATGATGGATCAACTTATAACTTTACAAAAGAAAAGAAAAGAATTAACACAATCAGAAGAACAAAAGGCTGCGGCTTCTGGTAATACTACAAATAATGCAATCTTTGTTGGTTCTACAACTGAACTACAAAAGTTTTTGAGCAAGAATAATAATGCTGATTAATGGTGAGAAGGGTTACCTCGGGAATAATTTAGTTAAACGCGACGGTGTACAAGATAGCTTCACAAAAGAGGAAGTTGGCGAGTATGTAAAGTGCATGAATGATCCAGTTTATTTTGCCGAGAAATATATTAAGGTCATCTCACTTGATGATGGACTAGTTGAATTTAAGCCTTATGAATATCAAGAAAAGATGTTCAATCATTTTAATGATAATAGATTCTCCATTGTTCTCGCCTGCCGGCAATCTGGTAAATCTATAAGCACAGTCATTTATATTCTATGGTATGCAATCTTTCATCCAGAAAAAACCATCGCTATTCTAGCCAATAAGGGTGCCACTGCAAGAGAGATGTTATCTCGTGTCACACTTGCGCTTGAGAATCTACCATTCTTTCTTCAACCTGGATGTAAAGCATTGAATAAAGGTAATATTACTTTTGCTAATAATACAAAGATTATTGCCGCTGCTACATCTGGTTCTTCTATTCGTGGTCTATCTGTTAATCTTCTATTCCTCGACGAATTTGCTTTTGTTGAAAATGCGGCCGAATTCTACACATCAACATATCCTGTTGTTTCGGCAGGTAAAGAAACAAAGGTTATCATAACATCAACTGCTAATGGTGTAGGAAATGTATTCCATAGATTATATGAGGGTGCTATTCAAAATAGAAATGAATTCAAAGCGTTTAGAGTTGATTGGTGGGATGTGCCTGGTCGAGATGAAAAATGGAAAAAAGAAACCATAGCAAATACTTCTGAAATTCAATTTGAACAAGAATTTGGAAATAATTTTCATGGTCGATCCAATACTCTTATATCTTCTGATATAATTCTTGGGCTAATTCCAGAAGACCCTCAAGAGTTCAAGAATAATATATCTTATTATGAAAAGCCTGAAGCAGGACATACATATGTGATGACTGTGGATGTTTCAAAGGGTCGTGGACAGGATTATTCTACATTCAGTGTTATAAAAGTAGAGAAAGAAAAATTCAAACAGGTGTGTGTATTTCGTGATAATATGATTTCACCAATGATATTTCCAGATATTATTGTAAGAGTTGCAAAATTATATAATGAAGCAATTGTTCTCATTGAAAATAATGATGTCGGACAGGTAGTATGTAATACAGTTTATTATGATTATGAATATGAAAATACATCCT